ACCTTGTTTATGTTCCTCTACCTCTCTGTTTTCTTTGGGGCGCTTGCAACGATTCTTTCGGTTTCGTGGTTCATGTCAAATGATCCGAGTGTCTGTCTTCTTCTCGTCTCCTCTATCCTGCTCATTTTTGAGACGGACGTACTGGCACTTGTGGCGTTATTGCTCTGGCGCAGGAGCATCACGTAGGGATCTCGCAGCGACCCTGTCTCTCGAGGGTGAGCGCTGCTGCGATGGTGCCTTTCTTTCATTGAGATTGCCGCGCTTTCTTCGACAAGCTCAGAATGAGCGGAGGGAAGAGGTAGATTCTTCGCTGCGCTCAGAATGACATGGCAATGATATGACAATGACATGCTCCTTTACTGTGGAAACTTAAACTTGTAGACTACGGTATCTGAAGCCTGGGGGTAGACGATGTAACCGTCCAGGCCAAAGAAATAAAGCACATCTGGTACCAGGTTAAGCAACCGCCTCAAGATGCTGGCCGCCGACTCCCCGGCGCCGACGTCAAACCTGGGGTACAGGCTGTCAATCAGGCTGCTCTTTGATTTATAGTCCAGCGTCCCCCCTACCGTCTGCATGACCTTCCCGATTAGCTGGTAGCAGGTGAACTCGTCAGAGCCGATATTCCACTCCACCGGCTTGTTGAACTGGTAATGCTCCAATAACCCCCAGGCATCGGCGCAATGAACGATAAAGGCCGCCGTGTTGGGGTCTCTCTTGTACTCCATACCTTCAATGAAATACCTGGCAGCCTCGGAGAGCTGGTCTCCTGACGTGGTCTTATAGCCAAGGTGGAGGTTTACGCGGGCCCCCCTCTTTAAGACGGCAAGGCTGCCGCTCCCTGGGACGTTGTACGTGCCTTTGGAGTTGTCCAGCTCGACCTCGATTTCTGACCGCTGCTCCGGGTCTTCGGCCTGGGTGATCCTGGCGATTCGGGATATGGGGATGGTAATTTTATCGCCGGCGCCACTGCCTGGGGTGGGGGGACTCCATGCGCCAGGGCAGGGGGTTCTCCATACCTCGTTAGGCTGCGTCCCCCATATATACTCACCGCTGGGGTCTGCGGCTAAAGCCATGCCCCTTGACGCCAGGGTATCAATGAAGCTGGCTTTGTTCCAGTTGTAGTCAAAGAAATCCGTGCCTGGCTTTAGTCTGAATAGCCAGGGCTGGTTTTGGCGGGCTAGAGAAAGCAGGGGGCGTGAACACGAGGTGGGGGGCTTAAGCAGGTATGGACCGGAGACGTCCAGCGTCTCGCCGGCTAGCGCTTCTACTACCGCCTGGTGCCTCTCCCAATACACCGACCCTGTCCTCGGCTCCCAGGGACCGTAAGGCTGCATCCTGCGGAAGCCTACAGGCCAACCGACCTGAAACTGCCGCATCCTCACCTGGGCGGCTACATCTACCCTGGCTCTCCCCAGTCCTATCTTGGCATCTGTGGCCCAGGTGCCGGCTGCCTGGCGATAGCCGTCACCGTAGACCATGCGCACCACAGAGATATAGCTGCCTTCCTGCACCAGGGCGATTATATTCCAGTCGCCATCGTAGTACATGGCCAGGTCCTCAACCTCCCCGTCATAGCTCCCCCTCTGGCCTAGACCGGTGCTCCATGAGCCTGATGTCCTTTTTTGAATATACAGGCTGGTGGGGTCGTTGATGTCCGAGGCGTGGGCGATGATGCAATCGCCGTTGGGCTTGTAGGCTATGGCTATGCCCCTCTCACAGGGGCGGGCATTGGCCATCGATGTCCAGCTCCCCCAGGAAGCGCCATAATCGGCTGACTGCCGGCGCCACAGCATCGATGCGTCCATGGTGGCTACCATGACCTCAGCCCCCAGGGATGCGATGCCGACCTTGGAGATGGCGGGGACGCCACCGAAGGATGCTCCCCACGTGGAGTAGGTGCTGGACGGACCCGGACTCGTTACTCTCGATAGGTAGATATTGATGCCGTCTTTGCGGACCCGGATCAGCGAGCCGTCCCCGGGTATAGTCAGTCCGTGTGAGTCCTTGGTCTCTGTGCCTGAGTAAAAGCGCTGCCAGCCGAATAGCTCCCACTGGATGCTGCCTGCCGGCGTGGCCTCCGGGTGACCGTAAGCCTGCACTTCCAGCTTGACCAGGGGCTTTCGGGGCGTGCCTGTTTTCTGCGTCTCAAGTAGGGCGTCGGTTAGGATGCGCATAGTACTAATTTCCCATAGCAATTATGATGCATGGATGTTATAATTGTCCCAGTTCTATGTGCTTCTTTTGGGGGGAGAAAAGCAAGCATGATGCTGAATAGAAACGTTATAATGGGGCTCATCACCATTTTAGTCCTGCTGGTGGTAATGGCGACCATAATTATAACGCCACCCCCCTTTAAGTAATTTGACTTCAGCGATAGTATTCCATTGCGTCGATACTTTTTATCGCTGTCATCTAACCTCATCGCTGCAATCCCTTTAGCATTTCTTCAGCCAGGACGCCGACATGCCACAGCGTGTCATTATTTCCCAGCCTGGCTCGCCAGTTAATGCCTGCCTGGGCTACGGCGTAGACATTATCTCTGCATCTGAGTATCTTCGATAGCTCCGTCTGCATCTGCACATGCTCAGGCGAGCGCACCTTGCACGGCCCGGGCTTGTCAACGTCGGTGACCTCTCGGATATACTTCTCGGCATCATAGGCCAGGGTTACCAGATAGTCCCAGTAGTCCTGCGCCTGCTTGATGTTAAAGCAGGTGGTCAGCGCCCCCTTATCTTTGGCGGTGTAAAACACCGTGGCTGCGTTCTGCTCGGAGTGCCTGGCCAGCGTATCGCTCAAGACCCGCTCATGAAAGAGCTTTAAGTCCAAGGGGATTACAGCGATGTTTTCAGATGGCAGCGATGTTGCAGGCTGGATTTCTACCTGTGGCTGTGCCGGCTGAGCTGGCATCCCATTTTGCACGCTGATGGCTGTGCCATTAGAAGCAAGAGCGGCTTTGGCTTTCTCCTTCTCCTTGTCGACGTTGCCCTGGGTCACGATGTAGAAGATGCCGGCTATGGCTGCTGCCACAGTCGGCACATAGTCCATTATGGTTTTCTGCGCCTCGGGGTCCTGGATAAACAGGGGAATCATGACTGCCAACGCGGTGATGATAAAGGCGCTGTACTTCTTCTTGCCGTCCATGAATTTTTGTAACATTGGTTTTGCTCCTTTCAAAAGAAATTAAAAATCAAGTATCAAAAATCAAAATGTCAAGTTAAAATGCAAAATTTTTTAACCTTTGATTTGTCATTTTGACTTTTGCTTTGCTCACTCCACCAGGGCGGCCAGTGTATCGGGGACTGGTCTGCGGTTTTCCGTGTAGTGCCGCATCAGGTGCCTGGCGGCGTCGAGTATCTGCTGCTCGGTAGCTTCGACCCGCTTACCCCGGAACCCGCCACGGCTTAAGGCTGCCACGGCTGCTGAGCAATGCTCCCAGTCCGTGGTCCTGTAGTGGCCGACTTTGCCTTTGATAGCGCGGAAGATGGCTTTGGTGTGATGCGGCAGCTTCCACGTCTCAGGATCTTCCTTGTCCCCCACGATGGCGAATGCCTGCCAGGGCAAGCCGTCCTTTAACCTGGGTAACCCTGCCTCGATTTTGTCTCGAGATGATTTTTTAGTGTCTGACATATTGCTCTCCTTTGCGGGCGCACCTGAAGGTACGCCCCTACATTCTTCGACAAGCTCAAAATTCGAATTCTGCAAATCCAAAACAGGGTTTGGGGCATTGGGATTTTGGGCTTCGAATTTGTTTAGGATTTGGTGCTTAGTGCTTAGGATTTTCACTCTGTGTTGCCTCCTTGATAGAGCTGGCTTATTTTTAGCTTCCTGCCTCTGCCGAAGCGTTTTAATTGAGATGTGAACTCTTTGAGCATGGCAGCCCCCCAGCTCTGGTAATCGGTATCGGCTCGCTCGCCCCCAAAGCCAGCGGTGTCTGTCCGGAGCTGCGCCTGGGCTAAAACAGCGTAAGCCGCAGCTCCCAGGGCTAAGACGTCCTCAAGGTAGCTGGGGATGGTAGACGTGCTGCCCAGGGTGTGAACCTTGCCCCAGTAGACGTAGCAGTCCTCTCCGTCCCCCTCTACATCGCCGATTAACGTTACGGTATCTGCGTAGACAGAGAATCGCTGAAACTGCCTGGGGGTCTCTCCCACCGGGAACTCTACCCTGTCCACCGAGACTCTATCGGTCAAGCTGGAAATATTAATCTCCCTCGAGCTGTCCACAGTGGCGATGGTTGTCTTCATCTCCCTGGGGGCGTAGCGGGATAGCTCGGCTACGGCTCTGGCGATCGCTCTCTCAATCTCATTATCCTGCCAGCGATAATCAGAGCTATCTTCATCCTTAAGGTCTCGCCTGACCAAGGTTCTCATGTCGCTCAGGTTCATGGTCGCTTCGCTCCTTTATGATTACAGCGATTTATCACGATTACGGCGATATTCAGTTTGTTGGCGGGGGATGAAGCTGTCCACCCCTATAACTGGTGCGTCTCACCCCCCACCACGAGGGGTAACCCGGAGCATCAGCTCCAGGCTAAACATCACTGTCATCTCCTTTAATCTCTGTAATCCCTCTTCTTAGTCCTGAACGCCTATGAGGGCGGCTCTGGTCTGGATGCAGAAGTCTATCAGCGAGACATACCACTTGACCCTGGTTCTGGAGGCGTCCTTGCCCTCCATGGCGCCTATAGGCTCGGCCTGGAGGCCTCCGTTGGTAGCACCGCAGACGGCTCCCTCGCCGAACCGCAGGGCGTAGATGGTGGAGTTAGTGCCTCCGGTGATGGCTGTCTCTACGCTAGCGGTAAGAACGTGGGTGTCCAGAATCCAGTCATTGACGCCGATGGGTATGCCGTTGTAGAGCTGTATCCACTCGCCGAACTGACCTTTGGTGGTCTCCATGTAGGCACCGCTGGCTCTGACCAGTGCGGTGACCTTTCGGCGGCTCCTGCGGCTCATCAGCAGCAAGTCGGGCTTGCCGCCTCTGACAGCGTCTATGACCTCATCGAGCTTTGCCAGGGTAAGGGTGGCGCCGGTAGCGGCCATGGCGATAACCTGGCTGCTGGCGGTGCCGGTGAGTATGAGCTTGATTAAGCCGTTAAAGGTATTGGCGTCGCCGGTGATGCCGATGTAGTTGGCGGTCGAGCCGTAGATGAACTTGCTCTCGAACTCATGCCTGAGGGCTTTGGCGGTCAGCTCGATAATGGCTGCCTCGATGTCCTGGATATTGGAGCGGGTCTGCTTGATGTAGTTGTCCACATCGGCATTTTGCCCCAGTATAGCCAGGGTAGCGGTGAGCTGGTCGAAGTCCGGGGTTGGGGAAGTCGCCCAGTCGGCGTTGACGGCATGCCACTCGGCGGTGGGGAGCGTCTTCTCCCGGTTATAGGTGAGGCCGTTCCCGATAATCTCGATGAACGGCATCTGCTGAAGGATGGGTGAATCCTTCAAGATGGTCTCGATGATGCCCTGTAACAGGACATCGTTAGAAAGCTTGGCTGCTTCGGCTAATGCTATTGCCATTTAAAAACTCCTTCCAGTAGTTGATTACGGAGATTTAGAAAGATTGCGGAGATTCCAATCAGACATCGCTGTAATCCCTTATAATCTCTGTAATCTCCTTTTTAGTCTTTTTTCTTCCGGGCTTGTTCCAGCCCGAGGTTGATTTTCTCCTTGGCGCTCAGCCCTTCCGTGCTTTGCGCGGAACGAACTGGCGCACCTGCCGGGACTGTGGTTAGCCCTGCCAGTGCCCTTGCCTGTGCCTCTAGGCCTTCCTTGACCTTATTCACCAGGAAGCCGGCTTTCTCCACGGAGGTCTTGACGTCCTCGATGGTGTCACCAGCTATGATGTCTGGGGTGAACAGGGGGTTGGCCTGCAAAACCAGCTTCTTGAAGTCCTCAACGGCGTAGGCGTAGGCGGCTTTGGCGCCTTCGAATTCTTCGGCAAGCTCAGAATGAGCGGTGGTTGCCTCGGCTAGCTGGACTTTCAGGGGTTCGAGTTCTGCTGTCTTGGCGGCTACCTCAGCCTCCAAGGTGGTTACCTTTTCGGTTAGCGACTGAGTAGCCTCTGCCACCAGGGTCGCTGCTTTTTGTTTTTCGGCTTCAAGCTCCTGCCTGATGGC